GGTTCCATAGCCGTTTCCATAACCTATAGAGGAATAAGCTTCCTCATTCACAAGTCTGCTCATTTTTTTCATCCACCGAAACTGAAGCCGTAGCCGATGCCGAAACCGTCGCCGAAGCCGGTGCCGTCGCCGGTGCTGTAGCCATAACCGTTACTGTAGCCATAGCCTTTGCCGGTGCCATTGCCACCATAACCGAAACCTTCGCCATCGCCGTTGCCATTGCCATTGCTGTAACCGTAACCGGTGCCGTAGCCGGTGCCGAAGACATAGCCATTGCCGAAAGCATAGCCGTCGCCGTAGCCGTTGCTGTCGCCGTTGTCATAACCTATAGAGGAATGCGCTTCCTCATTCATAAGGGTGCCCATTTCTTTTCATCCACCGAAAGGGTTAAAACAACGGTGAGATAATCAAATTCAACAACACCGTTACAAGGGTCTAGAATTGTATCTTTTTGCGGACCTTTTTCTACCAACTCACCTAAACCTTTTTTTGTTCCCCAATTTCTAATAACTGAAGCTTGATGCAGCTTGCACTGCGTCCCTTCACGTTCCAATTTGCCAACGACTACCCAGCCACGTTGCAATACTACAATTTTCCATTCACCGGAAAATTCAACATTGCCAGGGTTTTCCGGGTAATAAGTTTTCCCATTTACTTCTATTGTCTCCATTTTTATTCTCCTTTTGTTACAAGTTTTCCCATTTACTTCTATGGTCTCTATTTTTATTTCTCTCCTTATTGCAAATAAATTGCGCGCTTCCCTAAACAAGCGAGATTAAATATTTTCTTCATCAACCAATCTGGTTAATAAACTCCTGATTAGTTCAGGATATTTAATATTTTCCTTTTTAATGAACTTCAATATCTTATTGTAAATAACCTTGTCCAAATGAACTTGAATAAGGTGGGTGTGTTTTTTCTTAGGGAGATAATTCTTAATTGCTTTTTTCATGATATGATTTCCTTTATTAACTTAAAAGTTGAAGCCGCCCATAGATTGGTTATTTCGGCGCATTAGATAATAAATCAAAAATAAAATATATAATAAAATAACATATATAATAAAATAACATAACATAGTCTGTTAAGTACGGGACGGCCATGAGGATATTTAATTTAGGCTAATTTAACATCAGGTATTGGACAGGTGGATAGAGCTATCTTCACATGTTCATTCATTGAATAGAAGCTATTAGAGGTTTACATAATAGTATAGGAAAAAGAGCAAAAAAAACGCCTTGCCTTTTAAGGGACAAAAAGCAAAGCGCATTTCTGACAGCTACTTTAAGTGCAACCCTTGTTAAGAGGGATGCTCTCAATTAATAATCTAATCTCAAATAAGGTTCCATTATGCAATTAAAATAAAATAAAATAAAATAGTTACATGGTTACATGGTGATAAAACACGTTGCCTTTTGAGGGACAAAGGTTTAAATAAAAAAATTGTTGCGTGGCTAGACACCTAGAATACACGTTAAACCTTGGTGACGGATTCGCTCTAAGCCGGTCTTTTGAAAAAGAGCATGTCTCAATTTCTATATCGTGGGGTGTGGCATACCCTCAGTGACCCCCGCAAGGAGTCTTTAGTTGTAAAGACCTACGGGTAGGGAAAAAGCAAGGTCAACGGTTAGAAGGAGTAGTCGGGACAAGAAGTAAATAGGCTAACAAAGCTTGACGCCGTCTCTTAAAGTTCTGACAGCGACTTTGAGTGTAACCCTGGGTTGTACAAGAAGGAAAGGATTGGGATCCAATCTGTTCCTTCTTGTAGAGACCAGGGGACGAGGCTGAGTTATCCATTTAATAAGAAAGGTTCTAAGCACCTGCTAGGGGAGTAGTAGGGAAAGCTGTTCGTGTATCTAAAATCAGAATTTAAGAACATGTAAGAACATTTAAGAATATTTAAGATTAAAAAGATTGTTTATTGTTAACTTTACTCTTAAATTAGATTTTCAAATTGAACAAAATGAAAGGAACCTTTTATGTTTAAAAAAGCAGAGCGTCTATTAACCAATCCAACAATAGCAATCATGGGACCCACTGGATCAGGGAAAACAATGTCAGCTCTGAGACTTGCTAATGGTATTTCAAAGAAAATGGGAAAACCCTTTGCTTTGATCGATACGGAAAATGGATCTGCAAGTCTTTATTCTCACATGTTTAACTTCGATACGGCTACTTTATCCCCGCCATTCACAATTGAAAAATATATCGAAGCTGTGAATGCAGCCGAGAAGGGCGGTTATTCATGTTTAGTAATCGATTCAATAACCCATGCCTGGGCTGGTGAGGGGGGGTTATTAGAGGAAAAGGGAAAGCTTGACTCACGTCCTGGATCCAACCATTGGACAAATTGGAACCCCATTAAAGCAAGGGACCAGAAGTTAAGGAACGCATATCTACATTCATCCATTCCATTTATCATTGCAACCTTAAGGTCTAAAATGGAATACGCTCAGAATGACGAAGGGGGGAAAAAGAAGATTCAAAAAATGGGTATGGCACCCGTTCAGTCTGACGGAATTGAATATGAATTTTCCATAGTGTTTGATGTTGCCATGAATCATGAAGCTGAAGTTTCAAAGGATAGAACCCACCTGTTTTCAAATGATCGAATTTTTCTTTTAACTGAAGCCTGTGGGGAAAAATTAGTTGACTGGCGAAACTCCGGTAGATCGGTAGAAGTAGAAGTTAAATTATCAGAGGAAAAACCAATTTCTCAAGCGGTCCAATCTATGGCAGAACTACCAATAAGAAAACCCACAGAGCCGCAATCGAATTATAAGCCGGAAATTGTTCGGAAGATTGGCGAGACAATCGTTCCTTTAGGGACTTGTTTAGGATCCAAATCTATTGAAAAAGATATAAGCGTTCAAAATATTTGGTTTAAGTTTGGACCACATGCAATTATTCGTGCCTCTGAAATCAAACAAAAGAAAATTAAAAATGAACCCACAAATGAATACGAGGATATTTTTATAATCTTTGGTTTGGAAAATAAATTAGTAAAACAAGGTTTTGTAGAAGGAAAACCAAATGAACTTAATTGAAATTGCATCCCAATCAGCGTTACTCGAACAACAGATAATTGAGTCCCAAGGTCAAATCAGTGAGGCTATGGAACTAATCTTAGGGGAAGTGCAAACCAAATTAATTGAAAAAGTTGATGCCTACGAAATTATGATGCAGCGACTAGAGTCCAGATCCGAGGATTATCGGGCTTATGCCAAGCAATTTACAGGGGTGGCTAGAAGTTTAGATCAGGCCGTGGGCGCTATGAAGGCGCGGATTCGTTTGGCAATGAATGTAATGGATACAAAGGAAGTGTCCGGCAATGCCTTTGTTTTTAAGTTGAGCGCGAAAACCGGATCTTTAAATATCCACAATGAGGATTTAATACCAGACAGGTTTAAATTAATTAAAACCATTATCGAAATAGATAAACCTAAAATAAAGGCTGCCATTGAGGCAGGGGAAATAGTTACCGGTGCGGAAATTATTCCAACACTGAGGAGCCAGGCGAGAGCTAAATGATAGCAGATTATCTAATTTACGGGTTTTGGTTAACTACTATTTGTTTGATTGCTTATCTACTTAATAGAATGTTGAATTAAAAGAAAGAGGGGTTAGTCAGGGATCCTTTCGGGCCCGTTCACTCCCTCTACTTCGGCGGCATGAGACTAACAGACCGTCGAGGACTTAAACAAAAAGGAAATCAAATGACCCTGAAAATGCTACTAATAATTGTTTGCTTAATTTCTTTAAACTGTGCACAACCCGAACCCGTACAGGTTCCGGAAATCAATCCCAAGGAGAATCAAGAGATCATATCTGCACCAACTGTGGATCAATATGGGGATGTGGAACTAGAGCCCATATCTGAACCAAAAACCAAAAAGAAAAGAACCCATAAGAAAAAAAAGAGATTTCTATAGTCGCCCTTAAGGGATCTGTTTATCGAAATCAAAAAACCAAAAAAGGAAAACGATCATGAGTTGTGATTGTAAAGAAAAAGAACAACAGATTGAAAAACTTCAAAGAGAAAAGCAAGCCCAAGAAGCCCACCAAAAAGGCACGGAACTAAGCTATAAACAAATGCATAAAGAAATGATCCAAGCTCAAGCCCAAGTTCAAATGCTAATGGACGCTATCACTAATCAAAAAGATTCCTTCAAAAGAGCACATGAGGTCGTCATCGAATGCCTTAACCATTGGTGCGGGGAAGTTGGACCTCAGTTAATTAAATTAGGTTTGTCGGGAAAAGAAATACAAACCATATTTCAAACACTTCCAAATAACTGGCCCAAAATCCTTTAAGCTAGACCTTTACAGCCCGGAAATTCTAGTTCCTAATTATGACTGATGGAATTTATAAAAGCTTTGCCTATAGAACTGATTGTTGTGGTCACCGCAGCTTTGCTTTGGCTCTCAACCAAACTCATGTACACCATTGGCGCAATGCTTAAAAAATCAAAAGATGATATTGAACAAGACATTGCCTCGTTAAAAAAAGATTTCGTAGATATTCAAAATGGTTTAAGACATCACTCAGAGGTTATGAAGATTTCCACCGAGGCGATGATAGAAATGAAAATGGAGCTTAAGCGGCTAAACGAGTACCTATTCAAGATTCATAAACTTGAAGCCGATGTAAATTTCGCCCATGAGAAAATTAGAGAACTTCAAAACGGACAATAAAACATGGCATTCGCACCCACATTACAACAAATTTTTAAAATCATATTTAATGATTCCATTGATGCTGTACGGGTTGACGTTGTTCAATCGGTGGGCGGTGGAGGTGGCGGTGGCGGCATCCAATACACTGAAGGCGACATCGATGCCACCATAACGGGAACCGCAGCTTTAGCCGAAGGACCAAGTAACACACTTTCAGTTTTGCAAATGAATGCCTCTGGAAATTTAAAAGTCTATCTTGAAAACGCAACTGTGGCCGTTACACAATCAGGTTCATGGGATTTGGCGAATATCACAGGAACAATAACTTTGCCAACTGGCGCCTCAACGGAGGCGAGTTTAGCAAAGCTTCCTCTAGTCCAGGGTTCGACAACCTCGGGTCAATCTGGTCCACTTGCCCAAGGTGCCGTAACGACCGCTGCTCCGTCATACACCACTGCACAAACCTCACCCCTTTCCCTAACTACATCGGGTGCCCTTCGTGTGGATGGGAGTTCTTTTTCACAGCCGGTGACAATAGCAGCCCAGGCAAGTTCAATAGCAAAGGCTGAAGATGTTGCTTCGGCAAATGCCGACGTGGGCGTGGGAGCAATGGCAGTTCAAAAAGCCATCCCTGCGAACACTGCAACATCAGACGGCGATTATGAATTCCTTCAAATGTCTGCAGGGCGTTTGTGGGTTTCAGCTATTATTGATTCGGCTCTCCCGGCCGGCACCAATAACATTGGTGATGTTGATGTACTCTCAATTATCCCTGGTGTGGCCGCAACCAACTTAGGCAAAGCTGAGGACGCCGCACACACGAGCGGCGATGTGGGCGTAATGACGCTTGCCGTTCGCCGTGACACACCAACCGCCCTTGCCGCAGACAATGACTATATGCCGCTCATAACAGATAGTTTGGGACGGCTTTGGACTCAAACACTTCTGGTTTCCAACAGCGGGGTCGACGTCGGTGATGTAACAATTAATAACGCAGCGGGTGCCGCAGCGGTAAATATTCAAGACGGTGGCAATTCTCTCACGGTAGATAATGGTGGGACATTCTTAGTTCAGGCAACCATTGCAGCCGGTGCCACTACGATTGGAAAGGCTGAGGATATTCTAAGTGCCGATGCCGATGTGGGTGTTCCTGCAATGGCAGTACGCAAAGCCACCCCTGCCAATACTTCTGGAACCGATGGTGATTATGAGTTTTTACAAATGTCTGCAGGCAGACTTTGGACCTCAACCATTTTAGAAGCCGGGACCGCAGCCATCGGAAAACTTGCCGCAAATTCAGGAATTGATATTGGCGATGTGGATGTGACCTCTATTGTTCCCGGGGTTGCTGCAACCAATTTAGGCAAGGCCGAAGATTCTATTGCCGGATCCGGTGATGTGGGAGTTATGGCTTTGGCCGTTAGGGCAGATATCGCAGCCACGACCGCAGCTAATGGTGACTATGTTCCCCTTCTAACCGATGCAGTCGGAGCCTTATATATTTCACTCTCAGCAACAGAAAAAGCATCCACCTCAACCCTTTCAAACGTCGCAGCAAGTACCTCGAATGTTACGCTCCTTGCCTTAAATACAGCAAGACGTGCTGCGGTTTTTTACAACGACTCAACATCAATTTGTTATTTGAAGTTTGGAACCACTGCTTCCGCAACCTCGTACACATTTCAAATGGCCGCAGCCTCTACGGTAATCCTAAATAACGATCCTATTTATTCAGGACTCGTCGCTGGAATTTGGATTTCAGCTATAGGGACCATGAGAGTAACGGAGATAACTTAATATGCAGTATATCCCACTAGCAGGAAGTGGAATGTCGATTGGTGGCGTCATCACAAGTGGCACCGTTGCCCGAGTCCTTTACACTGGGACCGGCCCCGTCCTTGCTGATGATGCGGACTTTAATTTTGATTCAGCTAACAAGCGTCTTTATGTTCCGCAAATTGCCGGAGCCACAGGATCTAGTTCTAATCTTTCAATTTACGCAAATGATAGTGCATTTGTGGATAACACCACTGGAACTATAAGTTTAAAACATAGGTTAACATTCACTGAAAATTTCACGGCCGTTGGTAGTGGCGGCGCGCTGAATATCGCTATGATTAGTTATACCCCTACGGTCACGTCAGCTTTATCGATCAATCTATTTACCGGGCTTTCATTTAACCCTACAATTAATGTTTCCGTGGCACAAGTTCTATCAGGAGCACCCGCTTTTAGGGCATCACCAAAATATGTACACACCACTGCAAATCTAAGTGACGCCATAACTTATTATACCGGATTTGATTCTCTACCATCTTTTGATACCACTGCAGCCACCGGAACATCAGTTCCTGGTTTTATAATAGGTTATTCTTCTTCTCCTAGAATTTTTAAAACAGGGGCCGCAGCAATAACCGCTCCCTTAGTTGCATGTTATGCAACTTATTCAACTCCGTTCTTTAATACCGATATTGCAGCGGGGGTTGTTATCACAAGCTTGGTTGGATTTAGAAGTTTCCAACCTGTCGGAGGCTCAGGTACAGTAACCAACTATCAAGGATTTCAATACCTCACCCCTACTGGGGGTAATATTCCAACAATCACAAATGAATTTGCATACACAAGTGATATGGTTTCGGGTTCCGCAAAATGGAATTTATATTTCACCGGCACTGGCAAATCATTCATGCAAGGCGGTCTTAGAATTGGTGATGCTTCGCCTGTTCAACCAACTGAGAAGTTAGAAGTTGTTGGCAACGCTGTTTTAGGATTAGCTTCAACTACGACGGGAGAATTACACTTTGCTAATTCGTCTAATGCTAGCTTGGCTAAAATCAAAGCCCCGACAGGTATCACTGGCACTTACACTTTAACTCTGCCTGTTGATGACGGGACAGCGAATCAGGTTTTAAAGACAGACGGATCTGGAGTTCTATCTTGGACTACAGTCTCTGGTTCTGGAAACGATTTACTTGACGGCTCAGTACACACGGATACAGCCGCAGGGACCGTTGCTCGCGGTGATGTGATAACAGGGCAAAGCGGGACTGCCAAATGGACGAGACTTGCTAAGGGTACTGCTTACCAAGCACTAGTTATGGATTCTTCAGCAACCGATGTTGCGTGGGGAAACGTTGCAGGAATGCAGCTTCAAGGAAGCACTGGAACCGTTAACGGGACGGCGACAGTTACATTATCATTGGCTGGCCTAGCCACTTGTGAAATGCCAATGCCGTTTGCTGGAATTATCTACGCAATGTCGATGGGCCACAGTGCTAATAGAACCGCCGGAACATGTACTGCAAGGTATCTACTCAACGGGACAGCAGATGCAACTAATACAGTTGTTATCGATGGAACAAATGTTAGGCGGTTCTATCTGTTATTTTCTACGCCAGTTACTTTCGCAGCGGGAGACTATCTTTCACTTGAAACAGTTACTTCAGGATTTACGCCAACAGCTAACGACGCACTCGTTACGTTATTTTTAAGGAGAACATAAATGGCTACAGAAAACGAAGGCCGCATAACAGCCGATGCCGCAGACTCTGGCATCATATCAATCACAGCCAATTTATTCACAATTGTACAAATTAGAGGCTTGATTGATGTAACCAACGCAGGCACTTTGGATTTACAATGGAACCAAAACACCGCTAACCCCACAGGAACCACACTACAAAAAGGTTCATGGCTGCGAGCAATCGCAATTTAACAAAGGAGTTATGATAAAATGTCATACGTAGACTTTTCCGATCCGGTTATGCAACTTATCAGGATTGTCATGGGAGAACTCTTTGCAGACGACCAGGCCCTCAAGGATCATATCAATCGCGGCGGTGTGGCAAAAAAAGCTTTTTTGATATCTGTAACCCAAACAAAAATTGACCTCCTTCAGGTAAAAATAGATAACATCGATTCCATAGTGGCTGAAATGAAGGTCCAGCTCCTGGCTGAACTTAACGCAAAGAAAGCCTTAGCCATAGTCGCAAAGTCTGACTTTGAAAATATAGATGAATAGGAGAGATATATATGGAATTTGATATCACAGGAGTAATAAAAGACTTTGAAGGTAATCCAATCGAAACCCTCGACCCTAGGGATAAGAAAAAAGTTATCCCATTAAATATAAGGAAAGTTCTCCTTGATCTATGTGATGCCTCATTCCCCGATGAAAGAATCACAGGTGAGGAAAAAATCCTTAACTTTAAATTAGGACTAAAGATAGCAGCCACAGAAAAAACCGCTCACTTCACCACAGATGAAGTTGTAAAAATTAAAAATCTATCCAAGAAATATAATCCAATCATTATTGCGGGACGCATTATTGAACTCTTAGAGCCTACTGATATTCATTCGAAAGAAGAAAAAGATCCCAAAATAGCTAAATAACTAGGCATTTTTTTACTTGAATATGTAAACATAATAAGAAAAGGAATCGATGATGAAACTAGCAGCATTACCGCCAGCAACCCTTGAAAAGCTTGTAAACTTTATTTCGAGCCGTCACACCCATAAAGAAGTGGATCCTTTAATTCAAGAAGTTAAAGCCACACTTCAACTAGTGGAACTGGCAGATAAAAAGCCAATGGTAAAAGAGAATGAAATATTAAATGGAAAATACAAAGCCAAAACCAAAGATGAAAGGACGGCCATCTAAGTACAAGTTTAGAGCCTACTGATATTCATTCGAAAGAAGAAAAAGATCCCAAAATAGCTAAATAACTAGGCATTTTTTAGGCATTTTTTTTACTTGAATATGTAAACATAATAAGAAAAGAAACCGATGATGAAACTGGATGAAAACAGGACGGCCATCTAAGTACAAGCCCGAATATTGCAAAATGCTTAAACAGCATTTGATCGAAGGATTATCGTACGAATCCTTTGCAGGTTTACTCGGCGTGTCAAGAGAATCCCTTTACGAATGGGAACGAAAATTTAAAGAGTTTGCTGACACCAAAAAGCAATATATTGAGGCCGCCAGACTCTTTTGGGAAAAGATGGGACGTGCCGGAGCTTCGGGACAGATCACAGGGTTTAATTGCACAGCATGGCTGTTTACCATGAAGAACCGATTTGGATACAGGGATAGGCAGGACTTAAATATTGCCGGTGAAGGTGGAGGTCCGATCAAATATCAAAACCTGAGTCAGGCTCAAATCAATTCCCAGCTAGAGCAAATCCTTAGAATATTAAGTGAAGACTGATAAATATTTAAACTCCCTAATAAAAGCCAACGGCCTTCTTTATGAAAAGACGGCTAGTTCTTTAAGGTCGTACTTCAAACACACTTGGACTATTTTAGAACCCAACCTTCCACTCAAATATAACTGGCACTATGATTTAATGGCTGAATATTTAATGGCGTGTTCGCAAGGACAAATCAAACGGCTCATTGTTAACTTGCCACCACGTTATGGTAAATCAAATTTAATTACCGTTTGCTTTCCCACATGGCTCTGGATACATAAACCTGAACTAAGGTTTATCTTTGCAAGTTATGCACAAACACTTTCAACCAAACACTCAGTCGATCGAAGAACCATAATTGAATCTGATTGGTACAGCCAGGGTTATGGACATCTTTATTCCCTAGCTATTGACCAAAATATGAAAACAGAATTTTTAAATAATAAGCGTGGAGTAATGACAGCTTCATCTATACATGGGGCCGTCACAGGCAAGGGAGGTTCATATATAATCGTTGATGATCCTCACAATCCAAGAGGTGCCGACTCTGATTTAAAACGCGCTGCGGTCATTACATCTTTTGATAGAGCAATTTCAACCAGGCTTGATGATAAAGATAATGGGGTCATCATCGTTGTAATGCAAAGACTTCATGAGAATGATTTATCAGGTCATTTAATTGAACAAGGTGGGTGGGAGCATTTAAAACTCCCAGGACTTTTTGATAAACCGAAGACTTATATTTTCCCGGTCTCACATAAAACAAAACAAACAGACTTCAATGAACCTCTCCATAAGGAAAGGGAAAACCTAACCCAACTCATGGACCAAAAGAAAGCCTTGGGGACCTATGGTTGGTCGGGTCAGTATATGCAAGAGCCTTCACCCGCAGGAGGTGGAGTGTTTAAAAGAAGTTGGTTTAAGTTTTGGACCAAACTTCCAGAAAAGCTTGATGAAATGTTAATCAGCTTTGATATGGCATTTAAGGAAACATCGGACAGTGACTTTGTTGTAGGGCAAGTGTGGGCAAAGCATGGCGCTGATTCTTATTTGATTGGTCAAGTACGCGACCGAATGGACTTTATCGGAACCCTAAATGCCTTTGTTACCTTCTGTGGGAAATACAAAGACGCTCACTTAAAATTAGTAGAAGAAAAAGCAAACGGTGCTGCGGTTATCAGCGCGTTAAAGAAAAAGATAAGTGGCATAGTTCCGGTCATACCCAAAGACTCAAAGGAAGCTAGAGCTCACGCCGTAAGCCCACAGTTTGAAAGCGGAAACGTTTACATACCAGACCCAAAGTCTAACCCGTGGGTTCATGACTACATCGAGGAATTCATTAAGTTTCCTAGGGCGACACATGATGACCAAGTGGATGCGACAACCCAAGCCCTGTTACGATTTAGTTCCAGACCAACAGGGAACTTTATTGACAGCTCAGGAAAATCTGGCAAGAGTTTAGTGGCAACAATGATTGGGGATAATGCTTGGTAGAGCAAAAAGGGATGTGGGACCGTATGAAGGGTTTGTTTTCCCTCACAGAACCCACACCACAAGATTCAAGGCGCATTAATATTCACTACTCGGACATTGGTTCTTCGGGTATCCAAAGCTATGGTGGATACCCTTCGGAAGAATATTTAATAAAAATCAAAGGAACCCTTGGTGCTGATATCTACGATCAAATGCGCCGATCGGATCCAAACATTGTTATGGTCTTGTCCTTGGTTAGTAATTTAATTAAAGGTGCAAGCTGGTCTTTTGAAAAGGCCGATAACGATGAAGAGTCAGAACGTCAAGCCGAACTAATTAATCACATTTTCTTTAATTGTTTGGATCAACCATGGACCCAAAAACTTGGGGAAATCCTGACCTATTTAATTTATGGTCACGCAGCCTTTGAAGTTACCCACAAACCTATAATCGGACATCCGGACTTTGGAAACTTCATTGCGATTAAATCTTTATCCTGGCGCTCACCTAAAACCATAGACCGTTTTAATTTAGATCCTCAAACGGGAAACTTGTTATCAATTACCCAACTCGCCTATGGGGATCTCCTCCGTAACGTAACCATACCTGCAGAATATTTGGTTTTGTTTACTCACATGCGTGAAGGCTCGATGTATGAAGGGATTAGTGCACTTCGTCCTGTTTACGGATCATGGTTAAGGAAAAACACTTATCTAAAATTAATGGCCATTGGAATGGAAAAGTATGCCGTTCCCACACCTATCCTTGATGTTCCTGAAGGAAAAGAAAACTCAGAACAATTCGAACAGGCCATTGAAGTTCTTAAAATGTATACAACTCACCAATCGGCATACTTAACAAAGCCCGCCGAATGGAAACTTGATTTCAGTGAAACAACTTTCGAGCCTCAAAAACTTAAAGAAGCAATCGACTTCGAAAACTCTGAAATGGTTCGGGCCTTCCTTGCTAACTTCATGCTGCTTGGAAGCGGTGGCGGTGGCGGATCTTATGCTCTGAGTAATGACCTTAGTGATTTCTTCCTAGGCGGGATTGAATATATTGCCAATTATATTTGTGAGGAATTTAATCGCTGCTTAATTCCAAGCATGGTTGATTTAAACTTTGGCCCGCAAAAGAAATATCCCAAATTAAAAGCCACAGGTATTCGTGATAGAGCCGGCAAAGAACTTGCTGAAGTTATTCAACTCTTGGTAAATGCAAGAGCGCTTACACCAGATTCTGATTTAGAAAAAGAATTGCGCCGTCGTTACAAGCTTCCTGAAAAACAAGAGGTGGATGAATTACCTTTGGATCCAGCGGCAACCCAACCGGATCCGGCAGCCGCTAGTGCCGCAGTAACACCTCCCACCCCAGCACAGCTTGCGGAATTAAAACTAGCTGACACACCCAGAACTATCATCGTAGATAAAAAACCAGAACTTAAAGACCTGATGCAAAAACATATGAAGGCTATCGGGACAGCGCTCAAGGATCAAATCATGGCGGGTTATAATAACCTCCCTGAATCACAACGCTTCAACGCAATTAAAAATCTCACACCTACCGGGGTTGCCACCTACAAGGCGGAACTATTAAACGCCCTTGCTGAAATTAGTTTTATTTCAATGAACGGTGCCCGTGAAGAAGTTGGATTAAAACATATTAAGCTTTCCGAGTTTGATGAGTTGCCGCCCACAGTTAAAAAGAGAATTAAGGCGCTGGCAGAACTTCTGTCCGGATCTCAGTCAGATGATTTAGTTAAGCATCTTTCGTTTGTTTATCTGTCAAATGTTGATTCTATTCAGGGCGCAGCGGCAATGAACAAACTATTAGATGAAGCCGTAACGATATTGACTTTAGGTCCCACTACAACGGTTGGATCTGGTAACATAACCGCTCAGGTGGTAAATGAAACTCGTGCGGCTATTTTCTTAGACCCGGAAGTAGACTCTGAAATTGAAAGTTACACTTTTAAAAATCCTGACCCCATCACTCCTATTTGTCAGTCTCTGGTTGGTGTGGTGTTCGCGAAAAACGACCCAGACCTTAACCAATACCGACCCCCATTGCATCACAACTGTAAAAGCTATTTGTCGGTAAATCTTAAGGGGGGACGACCTAAGGAAGTTACCGACAAAGCCGATTACATGCCTGGGGTTATGAAGAATATTAAATACATAACTTTGGCAGAAGAGCAGGTTTCCGGTTTGGTTTTACAAGCGGTACAGGTTTCAAAGAAGCTTGCGCTTAGTCTTGAGGACGCCAAACGGTTTGCCAAAGAGTATGCCCAAACTGTAGATATGCAAGTTGAGTCAGATATGGCTTACCGCTTCCAGCAAAAAGATATAGGCTTATTCGTTGAAGGATCACTTAAAACTTTCGAACCCATTGAAGGCGTCATATTAATAATGGGCACCCTTAAACCTCTATGACAAGACTTTGGAATAGGGTTATAGAATTTAAAACAGAAACCGATATATGTCTGTTAGCTTAAAAGTGAGCCTTGGTCCTGTTATACAATGATAAACAATAGACATATATTGTATAACACCCCAAAAGAGCACATTTCAAAATATGACATTGACTATCGAGGTTAAAGAGACTGAGCATGAAGTCTGAAATGAAAATGTTTAGACTCCCCGGTTTTCAATTGCTTCTTGCCGAGTCCGACTTGGACGCCATACAATTATTTCGAGTCGGTGTTTTCCATCATCCTACACATGGCAAATTAGAAATTACCAAAGAGATGTTATCCGAAATCAAAAGCAACTTTGAAAAACGTGTGCGTGGAATAGACATTGCCATTGATTATAAACATGATTCTGATAACGTTGCCGCAGGTTGGGTAAAAGAACTTTACCTTTCCGATGCAGGCGATGCCCTGTTTGCTAAAGTAAACTGGACACCAACTGGATCAAAGATTATTCAAGATAAAGAGTTTCGATATGTCAGCCCTGAATTTACGTTGAACTATGTGGACAACGAAAACTTATCTGAACATGGTCCCACCCTTTTGGGCGCAGGTCTGACAAACCGACCAGTGATTAAAAAGATGGAGCCAGTAGTAGAACTCGCTGAATTTGTAGAACCAAAAGTTAAACCCACTAAAAAGACATTTAGTGAGACAAACAAAAATCCTAAGGGGGATTTAAAAATGGATGATTTATCAAAACTGTCACCAGAGCAATTAATTGCAATGGTGGAAAGCCTCAAAGCAGAACTAGAAAAACTTAAAGCTGATGCTGGTACCTTTGCTGCAGAAAAAGCTAAGATGATAGGAGATCATGCCAAAGTTGCTGCTGAACTTTCAGAGACAAAGAAAAAAGGTGACTTCACAAAACTTCTAAGCGAAGGCAAGGTTTGCGCCGCTCAAGAAGAAGCTTTCCTTAAAGGTGATATGGCTAAATTTGCGGAGTTGGCCAAGCCAGTCAAATTATCCGAAACAGGCGTTCAAGGTACTGCCGCAGGAAATACTACAATTGTATCGGGTGCGGGGGCTTCTTCAGATGATAAAGTAATTGAAGCTGCTGAAAAATTAGTTCAAGACAAAAAGTTTTCCAACATGGGCGATGCAATTAGCCATGTGTTGAAACTCAATTTAAAAAAACAATAACTTTAGGGGGATGAAATGGCATCAAGTTTACAACCGGTAGTTTTAGCATTTAGAGCCGACGCGGCTCTTGCTAAAGGTAAAGTTGTTAAAAAAGGTACAAATGAAAAGCATGTTGGTGTTTGTTCTGCAGCCACTGACAAGAGTGTGGGCATTGTTCAGAATGTATCTGTCGCAGCCGAAGACGCATTAGAAGTTGCCGTAGGCGGTGGGGCTAAAGGTTTGGCTGGCGGAACAATCACAATGGGGGATTTGTTGACCTCGGATTCTAGCGGTCAACTCGTAGCTACAACTACAGCAAACGACCAAATTATTGGTAAAGCTTTATCTGATGCTGTGGTGAGCGATTTGTTTGACGTGCTTGTAGTTTACGGCAATTATTAATTTAAAAAGGGGATAAAAAATGTCACAAATAACAGCTATTGCTGATAAGTTACTGGAAAACGTGAGTAACATTTACCTACCTCAAGGACTGGTAGCGGATTTGATCTTTCCAGAAATTAAATCCAAACAGAAAACCGGAAAACTTGGAGCATATGGAACCAACCACTTACGAATTGAACATTCGTTTGTCGCTGGCCGCGCCTCTTTCCGTAGGGTTGAAGCAATTGTCCGCAGTTCATCAAGCTACTCAATCGAGAGTCACGGCCTTGAAGGATTGGTAACAGAGGACGACTACGATAACGTCGAACTTCCCTTTGATGCCGAAAAAGACGAGACGATCGGTTTGACCTCGCTAATTCAAATGGCAAAGGAACAAGCCGTTGCTGATGTTCTTACCAGCACGTCAATCCTAACCCAGAACACAACCCTAAGCGGGACTTCCCAATGGAATGATTATGCCGCTTCGGATCCCATTGATGATATCAATGTAGCTCGTGAAGCAATTTACGATGGTTGCGGATTTGCACCAAATGTTGCAATCATGCCTTGGCAAGTAGCAAACAAACTTGCATATAGCCCGCAAGTCTTGGACGCTTTAGGATTCGCAGCAAACCGCGCTGGACAATTATCTCCTGCGGAACTTGCTAAATTCATGGGTGTTGATAAATTGTTAATTCCCCAAGTTAAAAAAGAAGGCGCTAAAGAAGGTCAAACTTCTTCATTCGCAGACGTTTGGGGCAACGATGTTGTCATGGCATATATTCCTGCACAAGCTGCAAAGTATCAAAAATCATTGGGATATAAACTGGTTTTGTCGAGTCGTCCTGCTCGCAGGGTTACTAAATACCAACCAGGCAATCCTCCAAATAGCACAGCTATCTTGGTGGATGATTCCTATGATTTCTTAATCGCTTCTGTGGGATGTGGATATTTAATTAAATCGGCAATCGCGTAACAGGGGAGACAAACATGAGAGCTTTGATTGTTTTGTCATTATTGGTTTTTGTTACAGATATGGCTTTGGCCGTCCCCGTTGCAATAAACCGACGTGACGTTAAATTTCCCACCCAACAAATGGTGGAAAAACAAAGTTACTTTGACGTTCTTGCTTCCAGTTCTATCAGGTTAAAATCTGGTACTGCCGGACCCACGTCAGCTGCAGCTTTGACTTTATCAACATTTGATAACCAACCAGACTTTGCCCGGAACATTGAAATTAGTCCTGGTGGAACAACTGGGGATATCGAATATTGCGAGGTTGCCATTAATGGAACCGATCTTAGCGGTGCAGTTCTACAGGAGAAATTAGTTTTCCAAGCAAATGCTACACAAAAAGTTGTGGGCAATAAAGCTTTCAAAACTGTGACCTCCGTTGCATGGCCTATTAACTGTGAGAGCGGAGGCTTTGCGGCGACCTGGAGTATTGGTATCGGTGAAAAACTCGGCGTAAAAGCTTGTATGGGGAACGCTGGTGATGTTCTTTTCAGTCTATTAAACGGCTCAAAAGAAGCAACCGGTCCCACCATTGCAGTTCATGCAACTATCATGGCGAGCAATACTACTGACTTTGTCGGAACGATGAACAACGCAAATGATTTGGTCTTGTACTTCTTCCAAAACTTTGGATGCTTCTAAGAGGTTTTATGGGTTACAAAGTTAAGAATAGAATTAAAGTGTCGGGCGTTGTAATGACGCCAGGCTCTGACTATGCCGGTCCGCAGGACTTGGTCCCTGATTTATTAGTTTCGGGTTCTATAGTTTCTGATGAATTAGTTGTGGATGAACCCATTGTTTCTGAAAAGGTTGTTGAGGAACAAGAGGACGACCTTCAGGGGGGGGACTTGGGTGAACAAGAACCCAAGAAACGTAAGAAGCGTAAAAGTAAGGACTGGTAACAAAAAATGGCCTATTCCACTTTTACGGACGTCGCCTCGGAGTTTCGTAACATTACCTTTGGATCCTCAGGGGCTTTGACAAGCGCCGAGGTTACCGAGTTTATTTTACAAGCTGATCAGTTCATAGACTCGCGACTTGGTTTAAAATACCAAGTTCCTGTGGCCGGATTAAATAGTTTGAAGGTAATTAAACGCCTTTCTATTTGGCTTGTCACCTCCCGGATCAAAGATATTTTAAAAGTGAAAACAGGTATCGCCACTGGCGAGCAGGATACCCGCGAGAATGATCCGGGCAAAATGGCACGAAATGAACTTGATATGATCGTCAAAGGTCAATTACTTTTACCTGATGCTACCTTAGTTTCAGCAGCCGATGGATTTAAAAGTTATTCAGTGGATACCGCCCAGGAATTTATATTCGGTCGTGACTCGGACGATTGGTAAATCACAATGGGCTTCACAATCGAATTAAAAAATGCTGAAGAGTTTCGAGCCGCCTTAACCAGGGCATCTGCAAAGGTTGCCGACTTAACAATTCCATTACAATTAATTGCGCAGGATTGGTTTGATTCTAATGCTGCGATATTTTCTTTAAAGGGGCCTGGACAATACCCGGACTTATCCCCAACTTATAAGAAGGCCAAACAAAGGCAATGGGGTTTCATATATCCTATTCTAAAGGCTTCTGGGCGTTTGGAAAATTCCATAACTGACCCGGGAAGTCCAGATTCCATTAATGAGATTCGAAATAAGAACACTTTAATTATTGGTACAGCCGTCCCGTATGGTGTTTATCATCAATCTGATGGGCCTAGGAAGAAGCTCCCTTTAAGGAAATTTTTATTTATAGGACCCGAAAGCCAATTCACTAATAAAGGCCGGATAGCTGGACGATTAGAACGCTGGACTTCTATCCTTAATGACTATGTAATCCAAAAGATGGACCAGGAAGGTTTTAGGAAAAAGTGACCTACGATATTGAGATATTTATAATCGAGTTGCAGGGTTTATTACAAAGCGATTTGAATTCCAAACTATCAGCTTTGGACACGGAAAAGAATGACGGTATTATCCTGTTACCTGTGGGCTCGAGTGGTTATTTTATCCAAACAATGGATGACGCCGTGGCAAACTTTGACCCATTCATTTATATTGGAATTGATGATGTGGAAAGTGTGGGCATCGGACCCGCCACCTCGAACAAGTTTCTAATCACCGTTGCCCTCATTTTAGCTGACGCTGTGACCGATATATATATCTGGAAACGAATGATGCGTTACCAAAGGGCTTTGGTAGAGGTCTTGCAGAATAAATATGCGACGTTCTCCTCTCACCCATGTAAAGTGATAATAAAGAGCCTTGTCCCGATTAGCTTTCGGCTGCTTGATTCAACTCAAAGTAGCCGGGCCATTGGATGTCAACTTGAGGTGAAAATTGCTTAAAAAGAAAAATAAGGCAGAATATATAGAACCTTTTTTTGAGGCGACCTTCGAGGTTTCGGAACCATATACTACAACTGTAATATCTGGAATGATTGCCAAAAAAGACTTTATAATTTGCCATAACGAATATTTTAAAACAATAAAAGCGGGGGACGATTTAAGTGATATTCCCGAAATGTATTTGCAGAACTTGAAAATAGAGCAGGTTTATTGATTAACTTCTAAATAAAGGGGATTTTAAAATGGCACTATCACAACCAAGAGCAATATTCGGCGTTCATAGTGTGTCGCCGTATAATCGAACCACAGGTGAATTTTACGGTATTCTAAAGGTCCTTGGTGGATCCTCACTAGCTTTGAGCGGCGAGCTTATTGAATTAATGGGCGGATCTAGCAAGTACAGCTGGGCGGTTGAGGACGGCAGAATTGATGCTGAACTCTCCCTCAAAGTTCGTGAATATCCAGACTTTGTTTTTGAATTATTCTTAGGAAAATCTCCCACTGCGAACACTGCAGAAGCAAGTGGATCTGCCGGCGCAATTGCAAATAAAAAAGGTGCCTCCTGTGTCCATGCAACAACTGGTATCACCAGCGTTCTGACCACTGGAACGGCCGCTGATTTAAAGTTTGGTAAATACGTTGTTAAGGTAGCCAGCGCGACAACCCTTGATGTGTTTTTCTCAAGTGATGCTGATATGGCCCGAGGAACAAACGGTGAATATCAATCAGACCTTTTGAAAATCAATGCGACAGCTTTGACTATAACCTCTGGTGGAACAACCGCGATTCCGAGTTTTGGTTTAAGCTTTAATGGAGGATCTGGAGCAATCGGTATGACCACGGCAGACACGGCGACTTTTGAAGTTCGTCCGATCAGTTCCAAGTCGATGACTGTGAGTATTGGTTCCAGTTTTGATTCTACGTTCCCGGAGTTTGGTGCTATCATCATGAGCCAAAAACGCGGAAATCAAGAAATGTTTGAAATCGACGCCTTAAGGGTTAAAGCTGTTGGCCTGCCATTAGGCTTTGAAGAAAATTCTTTTTCTGAGGCAGAAATCAAAGCAAAATGCTTTTATGATTCTACTCAAGATGCGGTTTTCAAAATTAGAACCGTATCTCCCACCTAATTAATATTGGATGTGTGAATGTGAAGCGGTGGGTGCTGTGGCCGGCATCCACTGTTTTTTATGACAAACAATAAGACGGATTATGACGAAAACAACTGTTAAACAGTTGTTAGTCCAGATTTTGAATATATCGAATCTCATCTGTGAGCAGCTTGTTATTATGAACAAACTATTAGATGAAAAACAATTAAAGAAAAAAAATAATGCGCCGAAAGAATAGGTACTCCGCATACAAGGTTCGTAGGAGTGGCTAGTTTCAGCTTCTACCTAGCCACTCCTTTTTTAGATCCAATCTTCTTATAACCAAACACACACATTCTTAAATAATCCGAAATGCCTTCTTTTGTGTAAATAGGCCATAGACTTTGTATACGTTTGAACTCAATTTTGTTAACGCGCATGGCAACAAGAAGGTTTCTTGGTTCTTCTTGGGCTTTTGGTCTACCCCTAGGATTCTTTTGTTTCATATGACCTCTTAATTATGTTTAACAGTAATGTTTTTGAACTACCATTCGAGATTAATAAAGTAGATATTTATCACATGGACCCAATTAAATTAGAAGAATTATTTCCTGAGGAACCAGTCTTTATGCTGGCTGGCGTTGAGTATCACCTTCGTTTTGTAAACGTAACAGACCATACTTGGATAAAGTCCCACATTGGGGATACCCAGGCGATTCAATCCATGTTCGCAGATTTGGATTGGTCACGCATCGGTCCCTTTATTTACAGGCTCCTTGTTGAAAAGCATGCGTTCCCGTCGAGTGATATAGAGGAATATAGCGATGATGGAGATCTGGTAAAACTTCGACTCACAGGACCTGATAACTTCATGAGAAGCATCATTGGTCCGGAGGATCAAATAAATGTCATTTCAGCTTTAAATTCTTCTATCATTAGATCAAGCCCGCTCATGGCTAAGTATGTAAAGGGGGAGCTTGATAAAAAAAAAGCGGAGGAGGAAGAGAAACGGATTGGGGAGCAGTCGTTGACACATTCGCTCATGAATACGGATGGACCCCAGACATCATTAAAGGACTCACCCTTAGAGAAATAGATATTTACATGACCTTGATTAATAACAGGGTTTGGCAGCAAGCAGAGTTTGAAGCGATTATTCATGATAAGAAATTAAATAACCCCATATCCGCTGCATCAAAAGAGTTTTCAGAAAAGGACGATAAACAACTCACTAAGGCGATGGAACAAGCAGTAGCAAGGAAACGATCAGGTGGCTGATGAAATTAAAATCTTTATTGGGGCAGACACTTCAGGCGTAGAAGAAGGTCTTGGCAAAATAAAGACGGAGTCTGAAAAACTTGAAAGGTCCCTTGCAAATCTTACAAAAATTTCAAGTGTCGCATTCGCATTGCTCACCACAGAGGCAGTCTTTGCCCTCAAGGCGTTCGAAGAACAAGACAAAGCAACCCGGCAACTTAATACCTCATTACAAAACCAAGGGATCTTCTCCAAATCCCTTTCCGATGATTATGTTAAAATGGCAGGTAACCTCCAAGCCCTCACAGGTGTCGGGGATGAAGCTATTATTAAAGGCCAGGGGATTCTTCAAAGTTTCATTGGGCAGCAAAAACAAACCGAACAATTAAATCAATCCGTTCTAGATCTCGCAGCCGGTCTTGGTGTTGACACAACTCAAGCTTATGAATTGGTGGGTAAAAGTATTGGTACCTCCACCAATGCATTAGGCCGATATGGCATTCAACTTGATGATTCTATGTCTCAACAAGAAAAAATGAATAAGATTATAGAAATTTCCAATGCCCGTTTCAGCGGTCAAGCTGCCGCTGCAAACCAAGGACTTGGTGGTATTCTAGGTATGAAAAATGCGTTTGGTGATATTCAAGAAGAAATTGGCGCGCGCCTTGCTCCTGTGGTGGGTTCCCTTATTAAATTGATGACCAATTTATTTATGATTATCAAAGATAACAAAGGTCTCATGGATTTGGTTGTTGGTTTAGGTATCGCAGCCGCAGCGGTTACAGGTTTGATTATCACACTTTTTGGTGGTGCGACGGCCTTCCTTGCATTTAAAAACTCTGCCATGATTGCACAAATAGCAGCTCTCGCTTTCGGAACGGGTGTTAAAGCCGCAATATCCGCAACTGGAATTGGATTATTAATTATTCTCGCAACTGATCTAGTATTGAATTGGCAAACACGGTTGACCCAATTACAGGCATTGTTCTTTGCATTCTCAAATCAAATTGCTCCGCTAATGAGTGCCCTTGGGGGAATACTCACTGGTGCTTTCACTTTAAATATTTCGCAGATAAAGGAAAATTGGAACAATTTAAAAGCCGTTTTATCTAAAGGTGCTGATGACTACAAGCAAGAGTTGGATAGAATTAAATCAGCTCAAGAAGATACTTTGGGTCCTCCACAAAATGAATCACTTAAAAAAGCTGCCGACCAAAGAAATAAAGATCAATCTGACCGCGACGCACAAATGCGCGAATCAAAAACATTGCACTATGAAGCCATGCGCCTTGACCGTGAAGAACATTCGGGTGTTTTAATTCAGCTTGTTCAACAAGAGTCTGACTTATTAAAGCAAATATCAGAGGAACAAAACATTAAGGAACGCGAGGCCCTCCAGTTAAAATACGATGAAGTAAGAGCCATGCGCGTTGAGCAGGAAGTTTTAGATAATGAACAAAGAACAGTCTTCCAAGATGAATTACTCGCACAGAACGAAGAGTTTCAAGCACTCAGTGAAGAACAAAAAGCGGCATTCCTAGAACAAAATCAGGGACAATTATCAGTGCAAATTGAAACTGAAAAGAGCACTAAGCAAAAAGCCGTGCTGGCTTCTTTGAAAGAAGATATTGCTAGACGTAACCAATTCCTAAAGGACGAAGAAAAGTTCGGGACGGCTTACGCAATGATTAATTCAGTAATGCATTCTGCAGTCTTTACGGGATCCAAACAAGCGTTCGGTGAACTAGCAGCACTCACCCAAAGCTCAAATTCGACCCTTAAGGGAATTGGAAAGGTTGCAGCCATTGCAAACATTATAATTAAAACCGCAGAATCTGCGATGAACATTTATAACGGCTTTTCTACGATTCCATTTGTTGGTCCCGCGCTAGGTATTGCCGGAGCAGCTGCCGCTGTGGCGTTCGGCACCGAACAAGTTCAAAAAGTAAACTCAGCTGCTGCTGGCGGTATCATGACGGGCGGAACACCGGGGCGCGATTCCATTCCAGCAATGCTAATGCCTGGGGAATTAGTTGTTCCAACCCGAAACTTCAATGATGTTGTGAATGCGGTTGCCTCAAGACAAAATGTTGCTAACGCTCAAGGTGGAGATAATCAATCCTTTGATAACACCGGTGGGAGCTCAAACGTAAGCCTTATTGTCGGGTTTGATGGTCCCGAGGCACAGCAAGTAATTACCCTTAGACAAAATGAATCGAAATCTTTGGGAACATATCGAGGGTTTTAATAATGGCAATCTCTGGTGCAATTAAGTTTTTCAATAAATCCAAAACCCTATTCGCCGATGGTGTAATAATCGCAGCAAGTCCCTCTGGTGATGCTTCCGCATCAAGGGCTATTGATAAAAATACTGTGACCTATTGGCGCTCTGTAATGTCAGATGATACGATTACAGAGTTACTTGAAATTACTTTGACCTCTAACCAAATCATTGACCGGATCCTTTTACTTGACCATAACTGGAAACAATTTACTGTTATGTATTGGTCCGGTGCCGCCTATGTGAATTTCACTGGCGTTGTGGGAATTGATGGGGCTTTGGGTGGAGGTATTTCAGAAACAGTGTTCTCTGATGACACTGCTTACTATGAAGTGATTCCCGTAACCACAAATAAAATTTTAATCACCATACTGAAAACCCAAACAGCTAACGAAGAAAAATATATCAATCAAATCATTGCCACAGAAGAGTTTGGAACATTATCAGGTTATCCAATTATTCGAAACACAACCATCGATCGTAACTCACGACGAAAAGAAATGCTCTCAGGAAAGATCCTTCTACAAAAAAGCGAGGAGGCTTTCCAAGTGGAATTAAATTTCAATAGGTACCCAGCGAGCCTCTCAAGTGATGTGGATTTGATTTTCGGCCTTCATGATATTGAGGAAAACTTTCTTGTATGGCTTTGTGGTGGGAAGCGTGGGGCTAATTATTTCACCAAACAAATGCGCGGTTACAGACTTAGAGACGTGTTTTGTGTGCAGATGACGGCCGCCATTAAACCAATTTACTCAGATAATATTTATAAAAACACATTAAATTTTTCGGCCAAACTAGAGGAAGCGGTGGACTAAATGTCCCAACAAAGACGTTATAAAGTTTATTTCACCCCCTTGGTTGATGTAGATTCGAACACCTATGGAAATGAAATTGACGTTAGCGATCGGATAGATATTTCCGGGATAGGAAACGTAAAACGTGGAATCGACTCTTCTGATTACAGCGTGGGCTTGTTTTATTTTTCAGATATTACTGTCAATGGGTTTAATTTTAATGGTTATTTTAATTCACCTGGGGACAGCCGATCAATATTTTCGGTAACCCGTGACCGTTGCAAGGTCCGCGTGGTTATGGAAAACATAACCATATCTAGGGAAGGTGGCCGGGTTACGGACGCCGTTGGTGTGGAAACAATTACCTTCAAAGGTTTAATTAATGAGGAGGGTACCAGGGCCAACCCGGAGGATGATAAAATAACCTTCAAGGTTCTCGCTTTGGATTCAGTTTTACGAACAACAAAGATTGCGCCCGGAAGTATTGCCAATGGAAGTTTGGCTAGTACCGCTTTGTTTAGAATATTCAACACCCCGCGTGTTACATCCATTTTGGTTCTACTTCAGGCCAACTTAAACCCAGACTATGATTTAATTATCGAAGCAGCTGAGGCCTTCGATAATATGACAATCAAAGCGGCCATTGATATTTTATTGCTAGCAGCCAATTCTGTGGCCTATGTAAACGATGCTAATGAGATTATTGTTACAAGCCGTGATGAAAAAGCCGACCAACCAGTTTTTAATCTATATGGAAAAAGTGATATTCATTCCCGAGAAAACATTGTCACCCTAAATAATTATAACGAAGGATTTCATAGAACATTTACATCAATCAATGTGGGCGGGGAAGTTGTAGGGGATAATAATTTAGCTGAAACATATGGTTATCGTAATCTGGGGGTTGTTGCGGAATTTCTAACCACACCAGAGGCAAAGCTAGTAGTGGGTGCAATTATCTTAGAGGAATTTAAAACACCTAGGATTGAATTGACGGTTACGGTTCCCACTAGGGATGTGTTAAACATTAATCCGCTCGACCGGGTTTCGATAAATTATCCGCTCAGGGTTAAACCTCCAGACGGAAAATTTCTTCCTGTGGTTGGGGCCACTGCTATTGGTGATAGCTCGATGCCGCTGCCCTCGAAGTTTGGATCTATAAGCATACTTCCGCGTCTAGCCTTCAAGGTCCTTGAGGTCCTACATAGTGCAAGGGACTTTTTAACCACACTTAAATTAAGGCAAACTAATGATTTTGTATTCGATACGCCCAACAACTGTATTGTAGGCTTTGCGATAGTAGGGGCAGCCGAGATTTGTGCCGGAGGAGTTGCTTGCGATACTTACAATCCATCGGTAATTGGGGCCGCTCAAGTTGGATGTACGGAGGTTGCTTAAATGATTGATCCTGAAATAGAAATTAGAAACATCGATATGGTGGTTGTAATTATTTTTTGTATGATGATTATTGCCACCATTAGCCGAGTGTCGGGGTGCATCGATAAAAAAGAAAAAGATTACATTAATGAGACGGTATTAGAATGAAAATAATAATTGAATGGTTATTTTGGAAATTGTTTTTAAATAGGAGATAAAGAAAAATGGCAACAAATACACTTTCACCTCGAGCAACGGGTGAAACAATTTTAGATACGTTTTTTAACGATTTCAATACGGCTCTCAATAGTGACTTTGTCGGACGAAACTCCTCTGGTGTTCCCACTGCAAGTCAAAATTTGGGAACCGTTGCGATTCCTTGGGGAACTGTTAGGGCCAATAGTATTGTAGCTAACGGAACGACTATTGACCCTGAGCTCATCGCGGTCCCGCAGAATTCGATTATATCAGGGAAGAAAAGATCCACATCAAATCAACCAGCCTTCATTACGCCAAACGGCGGGGCCTTGACAGCAATTATTGCAATGACTGCTACCGATTTGGTTTTCGATGTGAATGGAACAACGGTCACAGGTGTAGCCGATGTGACCCTTTCGGGTTTAACCGCAGCTCCCGGATCTAATAATACAGCACTTGTGAATAATGTCGCAGCGGCAGATCAATCTGATACGCGCATGTGGGGAGAAGAATTTCACCGACGCGGTATTACCATTGGAACTATCGGAACTGAAATCACATCCCTCAATGGAAAGTGGGCAGCTTTCAAAGTTAATAACGGTGGTTCAAATGAATATTTTATGGCGTTCGTTGACACCACTAATAATCAATTAATCAAAGCCCGCCGAGGTTACTTTTACGATTCAGCTTTGGCACCAATAAATAGAATTGTTTTTTCAAATACCGACGTCATTACATTAATGAAACTAGGTTGGGTGTTCTTGCAATCAAATGGAACCACAGCGGAAGTGAGTTATACAAATCCTGTTTGGTCCATCAATTCGCCATCGGGTCCCGCAACTGGTGATTATTGGTATGATCTAGCCAATAATACTTGGAAGCGTTACGACGGGGCTTCATTTCAGATTATCAATCGAACATTAATCGGTTTGGTAATTATGGATTCAACCAACTGCGTTGCCGCAAGGTCTTATGATTTCTATAAGAACCACAGACCGGAAAATAATATTCGCTTGGAAGTTCAAACAACGGAAATTGTTCGCGCCGCTCATTCAAACGTAAAAGTTTTCGTAAATGGAAATCTAATCCAATACGGCCAATATTTGCCAACATGGAATATTACAACAGACCTTGCCGGATCAACAGATATGTACGATGCCGCCGAGCAAGCCAGCCGTCATTATTTCATGTACCTGAAGGATACGGGTGATGAAGTTATTAGTGATATTGAGCCTTATTATAGGGCGGACTTGAACGGTCTTTGGTATCACCCACATAACCCATGGCGCGCTGTAGGGATTGCTTTCAATAACACCGGCTCGAATATTACAAACGGTGGAGGTATTCAGCAGGGTGTTCCGAATGGTGGAATAGCAAGTCTCCATACTGGCAATGGCTGGGGATCAACAAATACCAAGTTTCGCCGATATACTACCGAAATTCTTATTGACGCCAAAGGTTTAATTTTAACCTCGGTTAGTGCATCATTGGGCGGGTCTCTTACGATAATGAGACCGGGTCTATATCAAGCCCAATGTACAGATGGAGAAGGTACGGGTGATGTAACCTTTGGTATCACCAAAAATGATTCCGCAGGGACAACAAATTTTGCAAGTACTGTATTGACAGATGATTTATTGGCGACATCAACTTCAGGTTCAACGGTTTCTGGTCAATCAAATTGTTTAACTGGTGTACCGTTCTTTGCCAATATTGGTGATGTTATCACTATGCATGGTAATGCGGATGGAGGAATGGCAACTACTGACACAGGTTCTTATTTGAGATTATCTTGTATAGAATTATTTTAATTAAATTGGCGCAGGATTATTCTGCAACCACAAAAGGGGAAATAAAATGGACTTTGGATGGTTACTTGAAAAAATGGACGTTGTTGCGGTGGTGATTGGATTTAATTTAGTTATGACCGGCCTTCATATTGTTCTGGGTTGGGTTAAAACGAAAACAGCAACGGACCTTGATGATAAAGCGGATGATTTTATTATTAAGGTGTTGGAGTTTATGAAAAAAACTGTGGATGTTGTGACAGGGAACAAAGAGCATAAATGAACGAAATAACTTCGATCATGAAGGGCTTTACGTTTGGTTCTGTCATCTTTGCCGTTATTTGGTTTATTTTTTGGTTAAAGGGACAGAATCGAATCAAGGCTAGGTTAATCGAATTGGAAATGGAAAATGAGCGCAGAGAAATTGCAGATAAAATTGATAACATGCCTCTTGTTGAGCTTGTTAATCATTCTAACAAGCATCACCAGAGCTGAAAATAAGGACGTCATTTTAAACCTTGAGCAGTCGGCGCCGTTCATGGGTGTTCTGATGCCCGAGAGTAAATATCGACAAGCTAATAAGGCGATGGAGTTTCTTCCTATATGCGAATCAAAACTAAATGACATGGTCGCAAGTTGTCAACCCATTGTTCAGGATCCAATATTCCAAATTGTGTTACCTTTTGTATTTGGAATTATGTTGGGTGCCAGCGGTATTTTTATTTTAAAGGGGATTTAAAAATGAAGTTTTCGGAACATTCTTTAAACATATTATCCACCTGCCACCCTGATCTTCAGTTCTTGTTTAAGGAAGTAATTAAACATTATAACTGTGCTGTTTTGTGTGGCTTTAGAAATGAGGCAGACCAAAATAGGGCGTTCATCGAAGGTAGATCCAAGAAAAAATGGGGTGAAAGTAACCATAATAAGCAACCATCCCTTGCCGTTGATGTGGCACCGTTCCCGATTGATTGGAATAATAAAGAAGCTTTTTATCATTTTGCTGGCTTTGTTCGCGGTCTCACTTTATCCATGGGAATTAAGATAAGATCAGGGGCTGATTGGGATGGAGACTTTGACCTTAAGGATCAGACATTTTTTGACCTCCCGCATTTTGAGCTTCTTGAATAGGAGTCTTTTATCTTTCGCCTTGCTCTTGCGCTTGCTATTTATTGCGTCTGCTTTTCAGTTCCGGGAAACGACCACTGGGGCGGAACATGGTTGGTATTTTCCTTCGTGTGTATTGGCTTTTTATCCACCCGGCTTGGGGAAAAATATCACAAGTCCGTAGGGTGGGCGTTCTTCTTTATAACCATTTCAGGGTTAAGAGTTTTCTTCACTGATGCATATAAGGATCTAGGGGCCGAAAGCGCCCTTGCCATGGACAATGTTTCCTTAGAAGCGTTTGCCTGTGTGATGATTGTTTGTTTCATGATTAGTCTTTTAAAACGCAGGGATCTTTGGCAATTAGAAAACATCTTTGCCATGGCCTGTTTTTGGAATTCAATTTACACATTATATTTCTGGTTCTTCCATCCAGAGCTAGCCAATTGGGGCATCATTGGGAACAAATCAATGAACGCATGTTTCATTGCATACACATATCCGCTTCTTGTAATTCGTCCTGAAATGGGGAAAACGCAACTTTATCAAAACGGGTTTTCAAGTCTAGGTGTTCTTGAAATAATTAAGGATCTGGCATGTATAATTATACCGATCGTTGCGATTATTGCATCAAATGCTACTATTCCCATTCTCGCGGTCATTGGTTGCTGGGGTTTGGTTTTTCTTTTAAACAGTGAGCGTGGAATTTCAAATGTCCTGCTGGGTTGTTACTTATCACTTATTGCGCTTGTGATTACCTTGATGGGACTGGACTATTTACCCAACTTCACCAATAACAATGGCCGGTTTAATGTATGGCAAATGATCCTTGAATATTGGATACAGAAGGGGAATTATCTAGGCGGTTTTGGTTTGGGTACAACTATAATGCATCTTCCGCGACTTCAGCAATTAGCCGATGTGGGTACCGATCAAATTTGGGGATGGATACATAATGATTTCCTCCAGACTCTTTTTGAGTGTGGCATTCTTGGAGCTGCTAGTCTTTTAATTATGTATATCTGTTTAGTTTTAAAAGCATACAATCAGAAAAAAACTTATCTTGTAATCACTGCCATGGTGTATGGATTTACATGTGTGTTTAATTTTAACTTTCATTTAGCGGTGCCGGCCTTATTTGGGGTGTGGCTTGTCGCTAGAGTGTTTTACCAGGAACGGCCATGATTAAAGATTTAGAAAGAGGTTTAATGTTAGATGTTATCCAAGGGGACAGTCGATTTGCTCACATAGTTTTTCATGTTCACAAGCACTCTAGGTCTGTCGATATTTGTGCGTGGTTAGTCAAAAATAAAATTACAGGTCTTAGTCTCTATATGTTTTGGAAGGGTGAGTGTGCCGGATCTTATTTGGAACTTATTAAGATTGTTTTGTCCCGAGTGGAGAACGATTCAAAGCGGGCTGTCATTGCTGGAAAGGATTACGCAATTTAAATAAAAAAAAGCCCCCGCACCTTTATTTTCCATTTTTTATTCCTAGCAATTTTTTTAGTATCCATAAATTCACGCATACAATCTGAAGGCTTTTAATTAATGCATGAACTCATGGGTAAAATAGGGACTTGTAATAATATTTTCGATCTCTTTAATTTCCTCTGAAACTTCTTTCGTTTCATTAACAGCTGTGGTTATTCTATTAAGTGTATGGTTTTTATTATTAAGATCATTTATGAGGCGTTCTATTTCTTTATCTTTTTCTGCTAACATGTCCTTTGCTTTTAAGATAAGCCTTTCTTGATCCTCAAGGCATTTCTCCAACCAGGCAATCTTAATTTCTAATTCATTTACTTGTTTTTCCATATATCCTAAGGATAGCGCCGCTTAGAAGGCGTGCAAGGGTTAGCTTTCAATCACGGAAGATTTCGGCTTCCTCATGCATAGCCTTCCCTTTTAATTTGGTGAAACGATATGTCGATACTAGTGAATATAGAGGAAGCTTTTTGTAGACATGCGGCTAATTCTTTAATCGCAAAAATAGATATCCCAATCGAGAATAGCCGCCTTGCTATCAACAGACTTAACAAGCAAAGTTTCTCTATGGAACTTAAGAGTGTGGGCTTGTTCATGGCTGTTCGGACCAATGATTTTTACGTACACCCGGGGGCTTTGGTTTTCCAATTACTAGATCATTTTGAAAAAGCCTTATTCATTTCACCTTTTGAGTTTTTGTCGATTATGTATATTAGATCAAACGGTCATGAGAATGTGGCTGAGTGTTATTTTTTTAAGGCTTAAATTCCCAATTTCCACCCCGTCATTTGAGCGGCGCAGGGGCAAGGTTACGATTTGCTCCCACCCGTCGAACACTTCTAAATGCATATTTTGACCGCATTGTGGGCAGATAAAACGCTTGTACCAGCTTCCTTGTTGCTCAATAGTTGCAATATGTTTCAAATCAAAGAGACACATTGGGCAAGTCATTCTTAAAGCATAAAATGATTAATTATATAACGCAATGGCTTAATTAAACCTTAACTTCCTTGGGGTGGGTGACAACCTTTTGAAAGAGATCTATTTGTTCGGTTATAATAATGCGTTTTGATTTAGCTGAGCCGGATTGTTTATAAACTACTAAAGGTGCAGGACCATAAAAAGGCCACAGCTTTTTAAGAACCCTCCATCGGTCGGTTTCAAATCCTTTATAATCGGCAAATATTAAACAGTCACGAGCAACATCGAAGTAATAAAAGTCCATCACGAAATAAAGACGAGCCTCTGTTAGATAAACCGCCACCTGACATTTCAAATCTTTTATGGAACCATATTTTTCCAGTAGCTCTAAGAAGGCAAAGCATGATGCCTCACCTTTTGACATAAACGATTTTCCTGCGTAATGAGTTCTTTGATTTCCGTACTTATTTAAATTTGCCATGTTTTTGTTGTACAGCTTTTTTATTTTCCTGCAAGAATCATAAAGGAAGTCGTTTATTTCATTTAAAAGATTTACGGCAAGTTTATGTTTCTCAATAGCCGAAACCGAAGCCGTAGCCGGTGCCGGTGCCATTGCCGAAACCTTCGCCATTGCCATTGCCGTTGCCATCGCTGTAACCGTAACCGGCGCCGTAGCCGTTGCCATCGCCATCACCATCACCATAACCGTAGCCATCACCAATGCCATTGCCGAAGCCGTAGCCGGTGCCATTGCCGTTGCTGTAGCCGTACCCGGTGCTGTAGCCGGTGCTGTAGCCATAGCCGGTGCTGTACATATAGCCGGTTCCATAGCCGTTTCCATAACCTATAGAGGAATAAGCTTCCTCATTCACAAGTCTGCTCATTTTTTTCATCCACCGAAACTGAACC